TGTTTGGTGTAGTTACTTTAGAAAAGGCAATGAACGCAGACGGTGAAATCGTAGGTGATATCACTCACCCATTTATTTGGGAGATTGATAACAGAGAAGCATTCAACACTGTTGGTGAGCCGTTTAAAAAGTTTGCCCAGCAGGAACGCATTCCATTGCAGTACGACATTGCGTTCAATGAGCCTAAGAAGAATGACCTTCCTAACGGTTCTAGCTACTACACACCTATCTGTTCACCAGATATGTCTGTAACACATGAAATTACTGACGATGACCATAATCGTTTCGGTGATTTTCTTGAGTGGGTCAAAAACTACAACGACTACATCTACAAGGAATGGGATGCTAAACAAGAGCAGATTAAAGAAAGGTTAATGTCATCAGAAGATGAAGAACTGGTGGAAGACTTTATCGATGTTGAAATTGATAATGAGGTAGCGTAATGAACCACCCAGCAGAAATTGCTCTGCACAAGTATATGTCGGATGCCTCTAAAGGGGCATCTGATATGTCAGAAGAGACCATTCAACAGGTTGGCAGGGATGTAATGGAAGCATTGCGTAAACAGTTTGGTAAGCGAGAGAAGAAAAAGTTTACCTTGCGTATGTCAAACGTAGGTAGGCCAACATGCCAGTTATGGTATGAAAAAAACAAGCCTGAGTTGGCACAGCCGAAAGGAAACAATTTTATCATGAACATGATGATTGGTGATATTGTAGAAGCTGTATTCAAGGGCTTACTAACAGAAGCGGGAGTTCAATATGAAGATACTGAAAAAGTCTCTCTGGATTTGCCTGATACTTCTATTTCTGGGTCATATGATATTGTCATTCGGGATGCAGTTGATGATATTAAATCAGCATCAGACTGGTCATACCGAAACAAGTTTGAGTCCTATGACACTCTGGCAAGCAATGATTCCTTTGGATACGTTGCACAACTTGCAGGGTATGCAAAAGCATCAGGAAAGAAAGCGGGTGGCTGGTGGGTAGTTAATAAAGCAAGAGGTTCGTTTAAGTATGTACCTGCAACGTCTATTGATGTTGACGCAGAAGTAGACAAGATTGATGCAACGGTTAAAAAGGTAAATGAGAATAAATTTGAGCGTTGTTTTGAACCAGTTAAAGAAACTTTTCGTAAGAAAGAAACAGGCAACTTGGTTCTTAATAAAAATTGCTCTTTCTGTTCTTATAGATTTGACTGCTGGCCTAACTTGGAAGAGTTACCATCTATAATGTCAGAAGCAAAAGAGCCACCAATAGTTCCTTACGTTGAGTTAAATGTCAGAACTAAAAATTGAAAAACTTACTTTTGACCAAGCACAAAAAGCAGGGTTTAGAAGCACACTAGAACTGTACGTTGCCAAGTGCTTGCGTCAAATAAAGAAAAAGTTTAGATACGAAAAGGTAAGAATAAAATATTACGTTATACGTAAAGCATCTTACTTGCCTGATTTTATTCTGGACAACGGGATAATTATAGAAACAAAAGGGTGGTTTAGACCAAGTGATAGAGCAAAACACATTAGGATAAAGCAGCAGCATCCTAATTTAGACATAAGATTTATCTTTGATAATGCAGACAACAAGATAAACCCCCGGTCTAAAACCACGTATGCTGTGTGGTGTGAAAAAAATGGTTTTAAGTATGCTACACGTGTTATACCACAGAAATGGCTACAAGAAAAAGGAACGGATAATTATCCAAGAGTTATAGAAACGGACAAGAAAGGACTAGAAATATGATGTATAATGAGAGAGCATTTTCAATAAATCTTATTCCTAAAGTTGATGAAAAAAATAGCTGGACAGGTGAACTAGAAGTGATTATAATGGCAGACAAAGATAATCCATTAGATAGTGATAGCTATAATGGTATGATGCATTTGTCTCAACTGGTTGCTTGTTCTGTTGCATACATGGAAGAACACCCAAGTCTTATATCTGATTTAGAAAACTTTATAGACGAATATGAATCAGAAGACGAAGATAACAACGTGTCTATTACTCATGTAAAAGATAATGTTGTGCATCTTAACTTTAAGACTAATACAAAGGGAAATGCCTAATGACCAGCTATATGAACATAATGAAAGAACTAGATGAAGAATATGAACGAGCAGGTAAAGAAGCTTATGGTAATGTGGACATGGTAAATAGCCCACCACACTATAATGAATCTGGCATTGAATGCATTGATGCTATATCTGCAGCACTTGGTGATGGCTTTGAATATTACTTACAAGGTAACATCATGAAGTATCTCTGGCGTTACCGTTACAAGAATGGTACAGAAGACCTAAAGAAAGCCAGTTGGTATCTTGATAAGTTGATTACTGAAGTAGAGGGTTATTATGATGATGAGAGTTAAAGTCTTTCTTACATTAGACATTGACCCCGATGAATATCCTGTTCCTGCTGACGAAAAAGTAGGAGAGGAAATAGAAGAAAGCATACGCGAATATTTTTATGACGTTGGCGGTGCTAACATAAAAAACATACGAACCATACAGGAGTGACCCCAATAATGAACAACTATTTACCTACAGATTATCAAAACTTCATTGCCTTGTCTCGTTACGCAAGGTGGAAAGAAGATGAACAGAGGCGAGAGACATGGCCTGAAACGGTATCACGTTATTTTGATTACCTAACCAAACATCTCAAGAAAAAACATAAGTATAATCTTGCTGACGAGTTACGTGCAGAACTAGAGACAGCCGTACTTGACCAGCATATTATGCCAAGCATGAGAGCCTTGATGACATCGGGTCCAGCATTAGACCGTTGCCATGTTGGTGGTTACAATTGCTCATACGTACCAGTGGATAGCCCACGTGCGTTTGACGAGACAATGTACATTCTTATGTGTGGCACAGGTGTAGGCTTCTCTGTGGAACGTCACCACATTGAGAAACTACCAATCGTCAACGAAGATATGCATGTCACTGACACTATTATCAAGGTTGGCGATTCACGTCCGGGCTGGGCCAAATCACTGCGTGAACTAATCTCTCTCCTGTACGCAGGGCAGATACCAAAATGGGATGTGTCAGAAGTTCGTCCTGCTGGCGCACGTCTAAAAACATTTGGTGGTCGTGCCAGTGGCCCAGCCCCTCTGGAAGAACTATTTGAGTTTATCATTGATAAGTTTAAAGGTGCAGCAGGTCGTAGGCTGTATCCCATTGAGTGTCATGATATCATGTGTAAGATTGGTGAGGTTGTAGTTGTCGGAGGGGTCAGGCGCAGCGCACTTATCAGCCTATCAAACCTGAATGATGACCAGATGAGTCATGCTAAAGCAGGTATGTGGTGGGAAAACGAAGGTCAACGTGCGCTTGCAAACAACAGCGTTGCCTATAAAGAGAAACCACAGATGGGTACATTTATGCGTGAATGGCTGTCACTGTACGAGAGTAAGTCAGGTGAGCGTGGTATCTTCAACCGTCAGTCTGCACAAAAGCAAGCAGCCAAGAATGGTCGCAGAGATGAGCAACAAGATTTCGGATGTAACCCTTGTAGTGAAATTATCTTGCGTCCATATCAGTTCTGCAACTTGTCTGAGGTTGTTGTACGTGAAACAGATACGCAACAGACACTTACAGATAAGGTACGCTTGGCTACAATCTTGGGTACGTTCCAATCTACTCTGACTGACTTTAAATATCTTCGTAAGATATGGAAGGATAATACAGAGGAAGAACGTCTGCTTGGTGTATCTTTGACAGGTATCATGGACAATGAGTTGACAGCAGGTCGCTCACCACATCTGGGTATGAACATTGGCGTTACTCTGGAAGCACTTCGTGACGTAGCTATCGTAGCTAACAAGGCTATGGCAGACAGGCTGGGTATTCCACAATCAACGGCTATCACATGTGTCAAGCCATCAGGTACAGTGTCACAGTTGGTGGACAGTGCATCAGGCATCCATGCCCGTCACAATCCGTACTACATTCGTACTGTTCGTGGCGATAACAAAGACCCGTTGACACAGTTTATGATGTCACAAGGTATTCCGGCAGAGCCAGATGTAATGAAGCCAGATAGCACAACGGTGTTTAGCTTCCCCATGAAGTCACCTAACAATGCTGTAAATAGAACAACTATGTCGGCTATTGAACAGCTTGAGTTGTGGCTAAAGTATCAGCGTCACTGGTGTGAACACAAACCATCTGTAACAATCTCTGTGAAAGAGGAAGAGTGGATGGATGTAGGCTCGTGGGTGTATGAACACTTTGATGAGGTGTCAGGCATTAGCTTCCTACCATTTAGTGAACACACTTATAAGCAAGCACCCTATCAAGACTGCACCAAGGAAGAGTATGAAGAAATGAAAGCACAGATGCCAACATCAATTTATTGGTCAAAACTGCAAGACTTTGAAAAGGAAGATACTACATCAGGTGGACGTGAGTTGGCATGTACGGCTGGCGTTTGTGAAGTAGTGGATATAAACGCAGCCTAATGTGGGAGTACTGGTGTAAGGCAATGGGCAGCAAGGCATACGATGATGATGATGACAAAGCTAATAAGGTAGCAATACTACGAACAGCTTGGGTTATTCTTCACGTGCTTGCTTGCCTAGCCATTATTCTGCATAACACGCAGAAGATGGGCTGGTGGTAATGGTATGGAAACAAGGCGAGGGGTGGGTTCAATATGACCCACCTAGAGGCCACCCCTGCTATGCAGAATGGATGAAACTAAAGGAGAAAGAAAAGGAAGAAAATGCTTGACGATACAGGACAGTTTACATTACTATGGTGGCAATGGTGGTTGCTTACAATGGTGACACTCAACACAGCTTTGAATACCGTTGTATTCTTTAAGCACAGATTTAAAGGAGATAAGAAATGAGTTTACGTCAGGTACTTATCAATGCTTCCCGGTCACACTTTGCTGGTCATATAAATAAACACCTCGCAAATATTGAGGTGCTATTAGAAAACCCAGCAGGTATAGGTGAGCATCAAGATATATTAGAGTCTATTGAAATTGAACTTGGAGAAGTGTCAGATTACCACGACAAGTTAGAAATGCTAAATAGGTTCTTTATACAACAAGAAATAATTGAGGACAAGGAAAATGAAGCTGGAACAGGAAGCTAAAAAATGGCTAAAGGAGAAATACAAAGACATGAAAATGAATGAATACCAAAAAAAGTCAGTAGAGTTTGCTATATACCCTCACTCTCATAGCATACTATATCCTGCACTTGGACTTGCAGGAGAGGCTGGTGAGGTAGCCAACAAGGTTAAGAAGTTTATTCGTGATGGGTATGACCAAGAGAACTTTGAACAAAAAAAGGTTGAACTTGGCAGTGAAATAGGAGATGTTCTTTGGTACTGTGCCGCACTGGCACGTGACTTAGGTTTTGACCTAGCTTCAATTGCACAAGAAAACTACACTAAGTTATCTGATAGGGCAAGTAGGGGTAAGATAGGTGGTGACGGAGACAATCGTTAGACATAAAAAGAGGGGGCAATTAAGCCCCCTTTATTATTGTTTTTCTCTCTTTTTTACATAATTGTCAAATATCGACATTCCTATCTGATATAAGTCAGCTTTCTGCGCTGGGTC